AAATTACGATTTAGTAAGACCACTTAACGATTAGTATGAGTACTGGTATAACACAAAAAAAATCTCTAAAAGAGATTATTGCAGAAGAATACAAAAAGTGTGCTACTGACCCAATACACTTTATGAAAAAGTATTGTATGATTCAGCATCCGGTGAGAGGTAAGATACCATTTCACCTATTTCCATTTCAGGAAAAGACTCTAACACAATTCGCAAGTAATAGATTTAATATAGTTCTAAAATCACGTCAAACTGGTATTTCAACCCTATCGGCTGGATATGCACTTTGGAAAATGATATTCAATGGTGATTTTAACGTATTGGTTATTGCAACAAAACAAGATGTTGCAAAGAACTTAGTAACAAAGGTTAGAGTGATGCATGAATTACTTCCTAGTTGGCTTAAGAACGGGTCTATGGAAGATAACAAACTTTCCCTTCGTTTAAATAATGGTTCTCAAATTAAGGCTATTGCTAGTTCTCCTGATGCAGGACGTTCTGAAGCATTATCACTTCTAATATTTGATGAGGCCGCTTTCATTGATGATATTGATGAGATTTGGGTGGCAGCTCAATCAACACTTTCAACGGGTGGTAGTTGTATTGCCCTTTCTACTCCAAATGGTGTGGGTAATTGGTTTCACCAAACTTGGTTAGGAGCTGAAGAAAGTAGAAATCCATTTAATACAATCAGATTGCATTGGACAGTACATCCTGAGAGAGACCAAAAATGGAGAGACCAGCAAGAGGAATTATTGGGATTAAAGAAAGCAGCGCAAGAGTGTGATTGTGATTTTGTAAGTTCTGGTGAAACTGTAATTGAACCCGAAACCCTAATGTTCTATAAAGAAACATACATTCAGGACCCAATTGAGAAAGGTGGATTTGATGGAAACCTTTGGAAATGGGAACATGCTGATTATAATAAATCTTATATGGTTGTGGCTGATGTGGCCAGAGGTGATGGTGGGGATTACTCTACCTGCCATGTAATTGATATTGTAAACGCAACTCAAGTTGCGGAATATAAAGGTAAAGTTGATACAAAGGATTTTGGAAATTTCTTAGTAGCACTTTCAACCGAATACAATGATGCTTTGCTTGTTGTGGAGAACGCTAATATTGGTTGGGCAACAATTCAGCAAGTAATTGATAGAGGATATAAAAACTTATTTTATATGAGTAAGGATTTAAAGTATATTGATATCCAACATCAAATGACAAATAAATACAGGTCAGAAGAAAGAGGATTGGTAGCTGGATTTTCAACTACTTCTAAGACTAGACCTTTAATCATATCTAAATTAACCGATTACTTCAGAGAGAAATCAGTTATAGTTCGTTCTTCTCGTTTAATAGATGAGTTATTCACATTTATCTATATGAATGGTAGAGCAGAGGCTATGAAAGGTTATAATGATGATTTGACAATGGCATTTTCAATAGGATTATGGGTTAGAGATACCGCACTTAGATTAAGACAAGAAGGTATTGATTTAACTAAAAGTGCGGTTGGTGGTATTACATCAAATACTTATAATGGTATTTATGGTGGTGGAAGTGGTAGAGATGATAACCCTTGGAAAATGAGAGTTGGCGATGGATTTGAAGATTTATCCGAATGGTTGTAGTGTTTTGATATTTTACGATATTTATGTTATATAATGTCAAAATAGGATTTTGTAGAAATTAATAATAAATTATGGCAGAACAAGAATTAGATGATAGAAGTTTTTTTGGTAGGTTAAAGAAGTTATTCTCAACCCAAGCTATCGTAACTGTTGATAAAGATGGTAAACGTAAGGTTGTTGATACTGATGACCGCCAAATGAATACAAACTTCGTAAATCTTAGAGATAGATATACAAAGTTACAAAGGTCTTATTATGAGACTAATCAGGGTGCACAATCAATGGCATATCATCAAGTTCGTAGAGAACTTTTTAGAGATTATGATGCTATGGATAATGACCCAATTATAGCATCAGCATTGGATATATACGCTGATGAATCTACTACAAAAAATGAATATGGTGATGTATTACAAATTAAATCATCAAATGAGAATGTAAGTGCAATACTTCATAACTTATTTTATGATGTAGTTAATATAGAATTCAATTTATGGCCTTGGGTAAGAAACTTGGTAAAATATGGTGATTTCTTTTTAGCATTAGAAATAGCAGAAGGTAAAGGTATTATAAATGTAACTCCATATTCAGTATATAATACTGAAAGATTAGAGGGTACTGACCCAGCTAATCAAAACTATGTTAAGTTTAAAGTTGAATTAGATAGATTTGGTAAGAAGGAATATGAGAACTATGAAATGGCTCACTTCCGTTTACTTTCAGATACAAACTTTCTACCATATGGTAAAGCTATGATTGAAAATGGTCGTAGAGTTTGGAAGCAATTATCACTTATGGAAGATGCGATGTTAATCCATCGTATTATGAGAGCTCCTGAAAAAAGAGTGTTCAAAATTGATATTGGTAATATTAATCCACAAGAGGTTGATAACTATATGCAAAAAATTATCAACAAAATGAAGAAAACTCCGTTTGTTGATAAAAATAGTGGTGACTACAACTTAAAATATAATATTCAGAATCTTACTGAAGACTTTTTCTTACCTGTTAGAGGTGGAGATAGTGGTACATCAATTGAAAACTTAGCTGGTTTAGATTATGCAGCAGTTGAAGATATTGATTATTTAAAAGCTAAATTATTTGCCGCATTAAAAGTTCCAAAGGCTTACTTATCTTATGATGAGAATGTTAATGGTAAGGCTACATTAGCTGCAGAAGATGTTCGTTTTGCTAGAACTATCGAAAGAATTCAAAGAACAATCGTTAGTGAATTATATAAAATAGCAATCGTTCACTTAGCTGGACAAGGTATTGATGATGCAGAAATGACAAACTTCCAACTTACTTTAACTAATTCATCTACAATATATGAGCAAGAGAAAGTAAACTTATGGAGTGAGAAAGTGAGATTAGCAACGGATATCAAAGGAATGAATATGTTATCTACTGATTGGGTATATCATAATATATTTGGTATAAGTGAGGATGAGATGGATACTGAAAGAGCTAAGATGATATTAGACCTTAAAGACCGTTTCAGATACAATTCAATTGAACAGCAAGGACAAGACCCAGCAAATCCACCTGAACAACAAAATGTAGAGGAGGAGATTGAAAAAATGAAGCAGGAGATTGTTGATAATAAAGGTGGTAGACCAAAAGAAGGTAATACTTATGGTAAAGATAAACATCCATATGGTAGAGACCCATTGGGAAATAAAGAAAATGAGAAAGAACGTAAAAGAGAAACTCGTTCAATCGAATCAAGTAAAAAATTGGCACGTGAATATATTAACGGAATTTCAGCAAAAAAGAAGATTTTAAGTGAAAAAACGGAAAAATCTGACCTTTTAGATGAAAATAACCTGTTAGATGACACCAAATTTTAATAAACATTAAAAAGTTTATATTTATATGTGTTAGTTTATAGACATTAGGTTAAATATAGGGAAATAAATGAAAAAAATAAAACATTCTAAGGTTAAGAATACTGGAGTGTTATTTGAGCTTTTAGTAAGACAGATAACATTAGAAGTACTTAATGGTGATAAGACAGAAAATGCAAAAAATATTGTAAAAGAATTTTTTGCTTCTGGTACTGAATTAAATAAAGAATTACGTCTTTATGATTTACTATTAAAAGAAAAATATAATTCTGAAAGTAAAGCTGAAATGTTTGTAGATACTGTATCACAAGCACATTCTAAATTAAACGAAGGTAAACTTGTAAAAGAAAAGTATAATCTTATTAAGAAAATTAATGAGAAATTTGAATTAGAACAATTTCTATCTTCTCCTATAACTAACTATAAAGTATTAGCTTCAATATATAAAGTATTTGAATCTAAAAATTCTGAAAACTACGATATTAAGGATATATTCAATTCTAAAGTAACTCTTATTGAAAATATAATTTCAAGACCCCCTTTAGTAAAAACTAACAAAACTGAAGATTCTAAATTAATAGAAACCTATAAACAGCAAGATAAAGACCTAAGATTATTAACCTATAAGATTCTTGTTGAAACTTTCAATAAAAAATACACAAATTTAGATGAAAAACAAAAAGGCTTGTTAAAAGAGTATATTAATAACATGTCTAATACAACTAAATTTAAAGATTATTTAGCAGTAGAACTTCCACAAATTGTGAAAGAATTAAAAACAATTAAATCTAAAATATCAGATAAAGTAACTACAATTAAATTGTCAGAAACTATTTCTGTTTTAGAAAAAATGAAAATTGGTAAAACTGTAACTGATAATAACGTTTCATCTATAATGCTTTCTTATGAATTAATTAAAGAATTAAAATCAAAGGTAAATGTCAAATAGATTAAAAGAAATAATTAGAGGTATAGTTAAAGAAATCCAATCTGAAAAAGAATTGGAGGAAATGTCTGTAACTGGCAATGTAGCTGGATATGATACTCCTAATGCATTTTCTAAACCTGGTCAAACTGCAAAGAAAAATAAAAGATTAGCTAGTGTAACTGGTGGTGAAGTTGTTGATGATTTAGAAGAAGGAATAACAAGTAGTGCTGGTGCACCATTTTCAAAACCATCCGAAATTGCTGGTAAAAACGCTAAATTAGCTAAATTATCTGGAGCAACTGTTGTTGGTGAAGAAAAGGATTGGTTGAAGAACGATGTTCCTGCTAATTCTAAAAAACCATTAGAAATTAAACCAACTGCAACTGATTGCAGTGATTCTGGTGAAATTGCAGATAAGAGTGGTATGGTATTGGCAAAAGATGATGATGAGGCTAGCTTAAATGAAAATCGTTGGGTAGCATTAAAAAAAGAAGATGGTTCTGCAAAAGCTAAAATAGGTAAAGGTATAACATCTATTAAACAACAATTAGGTGAAGTTGAAAAATTCGTTAATTGGTATTCAAAGTTAAAGACTGAGAATGGTGTTACGAAAGATGATTACTATAAAAGAACGCACAAAAGTTTACATAAAATAAAAGAGAGATTAATGAATCTTTCAGAAAAAATTAGAACTTTATAATATGCCAGCAGTATCTAAAGCACAACAAAAATTTATGGGTATGGTTCATGCAGTACAAAAAGGAGACATGGAAGCACCATCTAAAGAAGTTGAGAAAGCAGCTGATAGTATGACTGATAAAGATGCAAAGGATTACGCATCTACATCACATAAAGGTCTACCAAATAAAAAAGAAAGTATGAAAATCACTAAAGAAAGACTAAAAGAATTAGTTAAGGAAGTAATGACTGAAGAATCTGAATATCAGGCATTCTTTCAAAAGGCTTTAGATAAAGCAGGTAAAGGTATCAATGATATGAATGATGATGAAAAGAAAGCATTCTTTAATAAAATTGATTCTGCTTGGAATGGTAAGGGTGAAAAGAACGAAGCATTAGTTGGTGGGCAAAAAGAATTGGATGTTGATAAAGATGGTGACATTGAAGCAGATGATTTAGCAGATTTAAGAGCTTCAAAAAAAGAATCTATATCTACTGAATTACCAACCGCTACAATTCCATCGACAATTAAAATGAAATTATCTCAAGCTATTGATAAAATAAAAGATGCTAAACTTAGTAATGTTCAAAAATTACAATTAGTAGCACAAGTTGTTGATAGTTTAGGTATTGATAAAACTCAATTAGGTACTATTGCTAATAAGATTAGAAGCAAAATGGAATCTAAAAAATAAGAATATAAAATGAAATCACTCTTAATAGAAACAAACCTATTCGAAGGTAAGGTAAATGAAGATGAAGGAGGAAGAACCTTAGTAAAGGGAGTTCTACAAAGAGCATCTGCTGAAAACCAAAATGGTAGAGTATATCCTAGAGAAATCTTAATGAGAGAGGCTAAGAAATACGAAATACTAATTAAAGAACGTAGAGCATTAGGTGAATTAGACCATCCAGATTCTACTGTAATTAATTTGAAGAACGTATCTCATAACGTAAGAGAAATCCATTGGGAAGGTGATGACCTTTGTGGGACAGTAGAAATTCTACCAACTCCATCTGGTAACATCTTAAAAGAATTATTAAAAGCTGGAATCCTATTAGGTATCTCATCAAGAGGTATGGGTTCGGTAACTAATATTGGTGAGGGTAAAGTAAAGGTTCAGGATGACTTTGAATTAATTGGTTGGGATTTTGTATCTAACCCATCTACACATGGTGCATTTATGGTGCCTGTAAACGAATCTGTTAATAGAGGTTTACAACAAATAGGAACTGATGTTTGTGGTGAGTACTGCAAAGCACAGGATTTAATGAGAGAAATAATAACTGAAATAGCATAATAATGGCAAAGAATTTCGACATATACGATTTTGTACACAACAATAAGATAACCTTAAAAGTTGATGGCAATAAAGGAACAACTGTAGCGAAAGCATACAATGATATCCGTAAAACTAACTTGAAAGAAGTAAAGATAGTAAATGGTAAATTCAGCATAGCTGAAAACTTAGAAGATGGTGATAGAAAATTATCAAACGAAGTTAAAAAACACTTCTTAGAAATCATTTCTACTTACAACACTTTCCAAGACCAAATGAAAAGACAATCTGATATGACTGAGGTTGCAAACACATTAGGTGCTATTGTTGAGGCTGCAAAAGAAATGACCCTAAGAGAAAGTGGTGATTGGTTTGATAATGTGACTGTAAAAAGAAATATGCAGGAATTAGATAAAATGGGTAAATCATTTGATAAATTCGCATTAGAAGCAAAAGCAATGGATGA